GACTCAACCAAAGGAACTTCTGCTTTATATGTTCCCTGTTCTCTCAATTCTCCTTTGTTGGAATAGCTTACAAAGTGTACGGTCGTGTCCACTTCCACATCAATACGAAAATCATCCGGTGTGCAGGAAATCATAAAACCTGTACATCCATATCCAAAATCTTCTCCATTGATACGGAAGATTTTCTTCTCTGCGTCAACTTCGATAGTTTTAAGTTCATGTGGAATAAAAATTTTATTCATAATCTGCTCCTTTCTAATTCAATTTAATTGAAGTTGTTTGGCACAAAAATAAAGTCCATAGGAATTCCAGAAAGCTCACTCATTTTTCTGAGCTGTGATAATGTCGGCTCTGTTTTTCCTTTTTCCCAATTAACTACAGTTGCATTGGAAATACCGAATATTTCAGCCCATTCTTTCTGATTGTATCCTGCGTTCACTCGAACAGCTTCTAATGAAATTTTTGGCATTTGCTCATCTCCTTTCTTAACTTCTGAGCTTATTATAATTCAATTGTATTGAATTGTCAACACCAAAATTCAAAATAATTGAATTAGCTATTGAATTTTTTATAAATATGATGTACAATACAAAATGTAAGGAGGAAAAGAATCATGACAACCGAAGAGCAGAAAAAGATCTTCTCGAATAATCTTAATAAGTACATTTCAAGAAGTGGGAAACAGCAAAAGGAAATCGCTGAAGCCATTGGAACAAACGCATCTACATTTAATATGTGGTGCAAAGGTAATTCGATGCCAGGAACCGGAAAGATTAGAGCCTTAGCCGATTATTTCCGAATAAGAATGTCAGATTTGACAGATTTAAAAGAGAATCAAGACCCTGATATTGAATTTGGAGATGTAGTTACAAAAATCGAGCAGTCAGACCCTCGCTTCAAAAGAATCATTCTTGAATACGATAACCTGCCGCCCGATAAAAAAGATTTGTTATGTGATTTTTTTGAGAAGTTTATTTTCTAAAGCACAAGGGTAGGAATCATTTTCCTGCCCTTTCTTCCTTATAAGCCCTTTTTACGCACCCGTAAATAAATTTTATCATTGATTCACTATGTATTTTCTGTATCATCTCAATAATCTCTTTCTTATAATCCATAACAGCCCTCCCTATTGCAATTACCACCTACATTACAGTATATGTCCGGTTTGTGGGAATAATCGAACATTCGTTCGATTTTGCTATTATACCACTAATGTTTGCCCTTGGCAACTGCCAGATATACACCGATATGTTTATGATTGCATAGAAATTATTCGTAACATCAAAGATATAGTCTTTTCTGTTTAGTGGCAGGGCGAATAAAAACGGCGGCATGGTCTGCTTTATTTCATGGGTTCTATTCTTATGTAGGGTAGAAGATCTGTACGCATTTTGGACAGAATACACTTCTGACTCTTCACGAATATAATCGTCTACGCACATTGGTAAATAAACAATGTAATTAAGCAAAAGCACAGCTCCTATTATAATTAGTATATTTTTGATTATTTTCATTTCATAAATCACCTAAAAACGTCTATTTACAACTAAATTTAACGATGCTATAATAAAAATAGCATATTTAAACACTTTTTTTTGCAAATGGCGAAAATAACGCCCATAAGGGAATGATTTGAATGAAAATTGCGATTTGCGATGATGATAATTTACGAATTGAGATTTTCAAAAATAGCATTGACCGATATCTAAAAGAGCATGGTGATGGTGGATATACATTAACCACCTACACCAGCGGAAAGCCTTTGATCGACGATGTTTCAGATGGTGAATGGTATGACATAATATTTCTTGATGTCTCCATTAACGGAGAAAATGGTATAGAGATTGCCAAAAGATTAAGAAAAATCGGATACTATGGAAATATCACTTTTTGGACAAAACACAAAGAATATGTATTTGATGCACTTGATGTGCTACCGGTTCATTATATCATTAAAGGATCTGAGCATGGAAGAATGTATTCAGTTGTTGAGCAGACACTTGAAAATATCCGTGAAAAAACGCTTACTATCAAGAACAAGGACTACTTTCACAGAGCTGAATTCCGGCATATTGAATACATCGAAAGCCAGAACAAATACATAATGATCCATTGCACGTGCGGAATATCACACAAGGAACGAGGAAAGCTCAATGATATCGAAAAGAGTCTTGACGGAAGATTTTTGCGCTGCCACCAGAGCTATATAGTTAATATGGACGAGGTAAGCGAAGTAAGCCATTTTTTTACGATGGTATCTGGCGCGATCGTCCCGATCAGGCAAAGAGAACTTGCGAAAATAAGAGAAAAATATGAAAACTACGTCATTGGAGGGAAATAAAGCATGAGCGAAGAAAAAACAAAGAAGTGCAAACATTGCAAGATGGACATTCCGAAAGATGCAAAAATATGTCCACATTGTAGAAAGAAACAAAAAAGCGGAATATTAAAATGGGTTGTATTAATACTTATCATAGGAGTGGTTATCGGTGCTGTCACAGGCGAAGACAAATCCGCTGATAGTACGACAAAACAAACAGAAGCAACTGCTTCAGACAGTCAGAAACAGGAATCTGAGTCAATCGAATATACATCTGTATCTGTAAATGACATGATGGATGCCCTTAATAATAACGCTATGGGAGCGTCTGACAAATATAAAGGTCAGTATCTTGAAATAACTGGAAAACTCACAAACATTGATGCCTCTGGAAAATACATCAATCTCACAGCTGACGGAGACTTTGAAATCATTGGTGTTCAGTGCAACATCAAGAATGATGAACAAAAATCAAAGGTAGCATCTCTCACCAAGGGCGATACCGTTACATTAAAAGGAAAATGTACAGATGTCGGAGAAGTGCTGGGATATTCTCTTGATATTGACGAGATAGAGTAAATAACACGGCTCCTGCTTAATAGCAGGGGCTGTTTTTATACAAGGAGGAATACCATGCCGAAGAAAAGAAAAACTTATCCCAAATTGCCAAACGGATTCGGGAGCATCCGTTATCTTGGCAAGAATCGGAGGAATTGTTATGCTGTGCATCCGCCAGCTGCACTGGACGCAACAGGAAAAGCAGTCCGTCCGCCTGCGATCTGCTACGTTGATGACTGGCTGAAAGGCTTCGCTGTTTTGACCGCCTACAAAGCTGGAACGTACAAGCCCGGAATGGAGAATGACTTACCAGTATCGCCTACTACCGACACAGATACCCTTGTGACGCGCATATTGGCTGATTACGGAACGATAAAAGGAGTGGAAGACAAACATCCAGAGATTAAGAAATTAACGTTTGCAGAGGTATACGAACGGTTTATAGCATGGAAGTTCGCCGAAGGAACGAATTACTCGAAAGCAACAAAATCAAACTACTCGGCAGCCTATTCGTATTGCACGACATTATACGACAAACCTTTCGAAGATTTAAAAGCCACAAATCTGCAAGAATTCATTGACAATCAAAAAGGACTGAAAAAAGGAAGTCTGAAAGCAATACTGGTGCTTTTTAACCAGATGTATAAATACGCAATATACGCTGAGATTGTTTCAGAAAACAAATCTAAATTTGTCAAGATAAACAAAGAGGATGACACTGAGCATGGCACTGCTTTTTCTGAACAGGAATTGAAGATCCTATGGAAAAATTCAGCAGACACTGATGTACAACTTATTCTGATCATGTGCTATTCTGGTTGGAGAATCGGAGAGCTTGAAAATCTGGAAGTTAATCTGGACAAAAGATATTTCCAAGGTGGTTCAAAAACAAAAGCCGGCAAAGACAGGATCGTGCCTATCCATCCATGTATTTACAACTTTGTTAAATCAAGAATTGATACTGATGGAACCCTACTGAATATGAATAAAGTCACTTACAGAATGTATCGATTCTATCCAATATTGGAGAAATTAGGAATAGTTGGAAATCCAAAGCATACACCGCATGATTGTCGGCATACATTCTCTTCTTTATGTGAAAAATATGGTGTTCGCGAAAACGATAGAAAAAGATTATTGGGGCATGCATTCGGGAATGATATCACAAACGCTGTGTACGGTCACAGAACCCTAGAAGAACTCCGGTCGGAGATTAAAAAGATAAAAGTTCCGTTTGTGACTAACGGCAATAGCTGAAATAAACACTTGTGACCAACTGTGACTAACCGTTCCTTTTTAAGACATTTTTATTTTGTCCAAATCTGTCTATATAGAGTCCGTAAACCCGCATAAAATCAACATTTTTCAGTATTTATGCGTCTTTGCGAAGATTGTAAAAATTTTTACATTGGAAAAGGCAAAGTAGGTAAGAATGCCGTATTTATGCGGATTCCAACAATTTATTTGTGACCAACGTGTGACTAACCAGAAAATTCTTATCATTCCGAATTTGATTCAATACAATGCAAAGAAGCCCCAAGGATTAACTCCAAGGGGCTTGAATTTTATATTTTTAAATTGCGATCAGGTCTTTCCAGGTCTTCTCCCCACACTCTCCATCTACCACCAGTACTCCATTCCTGGACTTCTGGTACTGTTTTAATGCATAGATGGTGTTCTCGTCTGCTTTTCTGGATAAGCTCAAGGCTTTTCCGTTCTTTCCTTTGAATCCTCTTGCGATCAAAATCTCCTGCAATAACAGGACTGATGTTCCTTCACTTCCAAGTTTTACTAATTTTGGCTCAAACATATAACCGGCTCCTTTCGTTGTGGTTGTTGATGGCTTTGTGGTAGGCTTACTTCCAGTAGTATTGGTAAGTCCACTAAAATCAATCCCTTTTCCAGTAAATCTAAGACGATGTGTCCATCCGCGAGAATACAGATACCAGTTCTGCACTCTGATTTCATTACCGGAATTATCTTTTGTATCCGTTGTTCCCTCAGAACTTCTGGCATGGACAATTCTATTGCTGTCTACTGCCAAGGCTGTATGATGAGTTGAATTAAGTTCAATATCGCCTTTTATCATCTTTGCATGTGCAGTCTGTTTTTTGGCTACAATCTCGAATCCTACATTCTGCATCTTCAACATATTGCCTGTGTAACTACAATTCTCTTTAAGATAACGCGCTTGTTTGATCAATCCGTTTTTCATAAATGCATAATAATACGCAGTGCACACCAGACTTGAACAATCAAAAGATTTCGGCTTGTCAATCTCATACAAACTGCGGATTCTCTGGCTATATCCATGTGAATTGTCGTTTGCGATACGAATTGCAAAGTCCACGGCATCATTACGTACACTCTGAATAATCTGTTCTTTTGTTTTTGCCATTGTTGTTTCTCCCTTCTGGTCAGTATCTTTATAATCTTTGTAGAACACATCTCTATCTACATTTCCGTTGATTCCAGGAATCTTGGCCTTGGAGCTGTACTGCCATCCTACACCAATATCAGGACGCAGACGTTCTTGCAACCATCCATTGTCGTTACCTGGATATCTCGCAATCCAGAACTCATACTTCTTTAAGTGGCTACAAATCACATTCATGTACCAGTCAAGATTGCAATAGATTGCAAATTTATAACCAGCAGCAACAATGATTTCTTGGAACGCCTCTGCCAGATTGTGAATGCTTTCAGCTCCAAGTACTCTCTGTCTATGATTCTCTAAGTCGAGAAATACTGGAAACTGAATTTTTCTTCCGTTCAATACGGAAACAACCTTTCTGGCTTCGCTCTGGGCTTCAGATACTGTCGAAGCATAGGAATACTTGTATACTCCTACTGGAATTTTGTGTTTGTTGCAACCAGAAAAGTTATTCTCGAACTGAGAATCAATCACGTTTCCAACTTCTGTAATACGCAAGATTGCAAAGTCTATGCCGTAGTTTGCTACAGTATCCCAATTAATCTTTCCTTGGTGAGCGGATACGTCAATACCTTTAATCTCCATCTGTCTTCCTTTCTCCGGTCTTGCACCGGCGCAAATTCCAATATATGTCATTCAAACGTGCTTAAAAAGTGTTATGCGCGTTTCAATACAAGATCAATAAAGTAATATCCTTGTGGAAATGTCGGATTCGCATAAACAATATTGTTTTCTATTGATATTGAAGCTATACTGCCAGCAGTACTGACGATTCCTATATTACCCACAGCTTGCATTTTTATATCAGATGGCAATATCGCAAGTGTGTCTTTTGCTTCCAACTTTGATGGTATTTCTACACCTATGTGAACAAATACAAACTGTGAATTATAGACGCAAAAAGATGTACCGAGTACATGCGCAACAGAAATGTTAGTTGTCAAATTCGTGTTCAATGAATTAATCCCGAGTTTGTCTTTTAGGTATGTAAATAATTGTGAGAACGATATTTTCTTTAATACATTCCCTTCTCCAACTATCAATGTGTCACTTTCTGCCGGTGTTGCTTTTGAAGTCAGTGCCGACATTAATACTGTTTTTAATGATTCTGCCATAATATTTTACCTCTCTTTATTCTTTTACTCTCAGCATCGAGCCATCTGAAGTAGCAAGTGCTGAGCCATTGCCTGAATCCAATACGTACTGGACATTTCTAGCGTCAACAGCAATTAAAAATTTTGCTCCTGTCTGCACTATATTAGGGCTTATGCTTGCACCAGCAATATAGATATTCGCATCTGTCATACATATCACCCTTTCACTTTGATTTTATAATTATCTACCCACGTTTCGTCCGCAATTTTATACATGAATCTCAAACAATAGATTCCCGTTTTTTGTGGCTCAATTAGAGCATCTAGTGTATGTTCATTGATATTGCAATTCCCGGAATCTTCAACAGTCTCTGTTTCAGCATCTGTATCAACGAAAATCAATTCGTAATCCGCTGAAATGATGGAGAAAGGGATGTCTACACCGCATACCGGCTCTACTTTACTTTTAAATCGGATTTTTTCTCCCAAATCCATTATTGTATTGCTATCTACGTATCTAATTGCCATGTCCTCTCTCCTTTCAGCATATTTTATGTCCGCTGAAACATTGCTTTACAATCTCTGCCGTCAGCTGGTTCAGATTCAACAATGAACTGTATTCAATGTTCTCTGATTCTGCCGTGTATCCTCGTGGCACGAGCTTTCCGGCAATTTCGTGCCCTGATATCAGAAACAGTACAGTGGCGGCATAAGCTGTTAAGCCGCCACTACTTTCTGCATAGACTTCTATGACGTACTGTCCATCTTTATCGGCAGGGACTATTGCGTCCCAGATTTCGAGATCCGATCCCTCTCGTCTCTGGAACTCAATAGTGAACTCATTACACGAGCCATATACTCTTGTAATCATCAGTCATCAGTAACTGTTACGGAGATCACGTAAGTCTTGCCTGCATCGACCGGATTAGGTGTTACACTTGCGGCTGTGATCTTCGGCGGGTTCGGGTCATACTTGACAGTTCTGGTAATGGTTGTTGTCTTACCGGCACTGTCTTTCGCAACGATATTAATTGTATTTGTTCCTGCGGACAATGTGACCGTAGTGCTGAATGCTCCGTTGCTACCAACCGTTACAGATGCACCGTTGACCGTTACCGTAACAGGAGATGAGGTTGCATCATTGGTTGTACCAGATACAGTGATCGTGCTCTTGTTGGTAACGTATCCATCAGACGGAGAGGTTACGCTCAGTGTCGGTGGAACGGTGTCAATCTTGAACGTTACAGATTTCTGAGAAGCAGCATTTCCATCGTAGTCGGATGCGTCAAACCTAATGGTATGAGAACCGTCGGTAAGCGCTGTTGCCGGTGTGTACGAACAATTGTAACCACCGGTTACAGCGGTCTTTGTAATGCCGTCAGTAATCTTACTTCCGGAATCGATTGTGATACCGATAGTAGACGGATTAACACCAGAATCATCATCTGTGACGCTCCATGTGATAGTCGGTTTGTTATTGGTAAGTGTTGCGGACGCAGTTGGATTGGTGACCGTGATTACCGGTGCAACCTTTTCTTTAACGGTTAATCTCAGTGAACTACCGATTGCGGAATCTGTCGCATCTTTGGTGGTCACGTTTCCAGCGTCGTCCGTTGCCTTGATTGTTATTCCGTAATAATGTCCACTCTGGCTGTAACTAGACCTACTTGGTGCTGTTGCTGTGGCTTCATATTTACCCGTATTACTGTTATAAGTAAGGGTATAAGTCTGACCATTTACAATGGCTTGTACTTGCTTTACTGACATTTATGTACCTCCATTTCATAATTCATTCTATATTTAACTTTTCGCAAAGTTTATTAATAAGTTTCTCTTGTTGGTCAATTTTCTTTTTCTGTGCTTTTAGCATCGCAAACATTGCTGGAATCATGATACGCTCATTCCAGTCCTCAACAAGTCCGTTTTGATGCCGAGCAGCTTCTGGAAAGAATGCTTCTACATTCTCGGCAATAAACATTGGGATATATCTTCCTTCATTCTCGTCCCCTTTAACTAGATACCCCTCTTTATATTTCGCCCACGTTGGTTCGATATTGTACCATTTTTCAATTTCTTGTTCTGAAATATCGTTTCCAATATCTTTATAGCGTTTCGAGGATGAAGATTTCAACATCAGCTGTTTGTATCCTGTACGTCCATCCCAACAAATAGTATTTGATGATGTCGTATACTCCATGTCTTCTATCTTTGGTGATTTTGCGAAAGATGCAGGATTAGTAACAGTTAAATTTTCAAATGTACCAGTGTCAGCCGATACCTCTGTGGCATATACGTTTAGACTGTTATCATTCCAACTGATTCCCCAATTTTCACTATTTTCAATTTCAATATCTACTTCATCGTCAAAGAACTTCTTGATATCAACAGGGAATATTCCATCGCTTGAAAACTGTACACCTGTATATTTCATGTATTTTGAATTTTCTTCGTAGCTTGTAAATACAGCATATCCAGAGCGATCAATTAATCCTTTAGCAGCATTATTGGCATCTTTAATTTTCAGATAACCGTTTCCATTCTTTTCGCCGCCCAACGTCAATTCACCGCCAAGTGCCGCACTGAAGCTGATATACAGTTGGCCATTCTTGTAGTACAGGCCTTTCCATGCACCATCATTTGATAGTATTTCTACGATTTGCGATTGTGTCAGATTGTCCACATCAATTACTACCGCCACACTCTGCATATCCATCAATGTCGTAGTACCACCGGATGCATACAATTTACATCTAACATTCGTCACATCTCTAGGAATACCAATGGTTGAGCCATTTGAGCTTGCTACTGCCTGACCCGAACTATTTGTTAAAATAGAATACAGATAGTGCGTTACTGTATCCTCATCGGTTGAACTAGCATAAATGGTTTTCCAAGTACTTCCATCAACAGTTTCTTCAACGACAAATCTGCCTTTATAAGGTACTCTAGTCGCTGAATCACCATCACGATAATACGCTTTAAAGGTTATAAAGTTTGGACTAATCACCTTGTCAGAGCCACGTTTCAGGACGTTGCATGATGGCTCAATAATGTAAGTTCTTCCGGGCTTGCCATCAGCTCCCTGTTCTCCCTTGATTTTGCTCCACATATATTTTGTTGGGTCAGTGGAATCCTCTTTGACGGTATCTGTATACTGACCGATATACAGTTTGTTGGTTCCATCAGATACGGAAAAACCAGTCTTGCCATCAGCACTGTTCGCGTAGGCAATGTGCAGATAATACGTCTTTCCGTCTGTACCGTTCGTTCCAGGAATACCGTCCTTGCCGTCAGAACCTTCGAATTTTGACCACGTGTATTTCTTCGGGTCAGTGCTGTCGTTCGGTTCGTAGTCTACATAAGTACCAATATATGTAGACGGGGTCTCGGTCATTTGGCTAGATGATGTCGGATTTGCAACAGAACTGTATTTGATGTGGAAGTACGATGTCTTGCCATCTACTCCATTTGTTCCGTCTTTACCATCTTTACCGGGAACTCCTTGTTCACCTCTTTCACCTTGCAGTCCATCTAAACCGTTGACTCCATTCTTTCCGGCTTTTAACTTGGCAATCGTGAATCTTCTTGTGATAGACAGAGCCTGCAGATAAGTGGCTTTTATATCCACCCATCCGTTATCTGCACTCAATCCGGTCACGGTATAAGTATGTGTGGAATCATCCCAAGAGCCGGTTACACTGTCTGATTTTGTAATGGTATAGCTACAATCGTTTGTGATATCTGACGATCCGTACATAACTTTCGCTGTAGTTGCCACTGTTGGAAATACCGGAATGTTTCCGTCTGCGTCAGATGTGATCGTCTGCATATCGTTTGACAGCTGAAATGTCATATTCTTGGCAGATGCAATATTCTCATCCATGTTTTTCAATTTCTCGGACAATGTCATATTTCCGATAATCAAAACATCTGGGTCGATAACAACCGTTTTGGCGTCCATATCAACTTGGAAGATAATATTTCCGCTTTTGTCTCTTACCGTCAATGCACCAGTATCAATGTAGTTTGCATTAATGCCCTCAGCATACAGAAGTTTGGTTATCAATGTTCCGGTCAGCTGGAAGCCAAATGGATAAGTATTGCCGCCATCATTTGACACACCGATTGCCTCGGATGTAATTTTGATCACATTTTTTGATTCTTCCAGAGTGCCCTTGTCGTGAAAATACGAGATTGTGCTTCCATCTTCTTGCTGAACGTAAGTCGCAAACAGTCCACTTCCGACAGAAAGAGACTCCTGCAACTTTTTGATTGCTAGCTCTCTGGCGTTTTTTTCTTTCTCGACAAGCCGGCGCGCTGCAACGATTGCTTTTGTGGCTCCAGAATAATATAGACTCATTCCTCTGATCGGGTCGTCAGCCTGTGTTTTTAGAGTAGTTTTTCCGTTAACTGTGCATGATACATCTGTTAGAGGAGTGACGTATTGGTTAAGATTACGATCATAGGTATAAGCCACGTCACCAAATTCCAACAATGGGTTGAACGCTATATCTCCTTGGAGATTCCTAAATTTTGTACCGATAATGGAATCACCAATCTGTGCTGCCACTGTTGCAAGATCGGATTCACCCACAAGATTGTTTTCCATGGACAAAATGTAGCCGGAAGTTCCGTATGTTCCAGAATTATCACCGCTTATTATATTGATTCCGGTTATCACTATATCGTCACTTGACACTGCCGGCATGCTGATATAATCTTTGAGTTCAATGCTCGGAGTAGCGTCCAGATTCCATCCGACAAACTGCAAGCTTCCGTTGCTGTCCAGGCGAGCGTTCGCTGTATCGAGCATGGCAGCCCATCCGAAAAGCTGACGATATGTCATATCTTTTGGGAGTTCGTTGATAATCAGATCGCCATGTGCCATTTTCGAAAAACCAGCCGTGATACCAAGAGTACTGCACGCATCCCTCACCAGACTCTCAACCGTCTGTGGGAGAACCAATTTTGTTGAGTGTACGGCATTGGTCTTGTACATATCGTCCAAAGCCGTAAAGCTAAGAATTTCACCATATTGTTCCGGTGTCGTAATTGTATAAACGCCTTTATCAATGGTTTCGATTCTGCCCTCTGTTGCTGCTTTTGTTGCCAGAATCGCGCTGTCACTCTGGTCAAGAATTGGCTCATGGTTTTCATCCAGCAATTCATCTGTCACAGCCGGACTTGCTACAGAGGTCTGCATTTTGAGATACGCATGGACTTTTGCCATGTAGAAGTTATAGTTTTTCCATTGGTCGGAGGTGTTGTCCAACTCCAAAGTCATGGATTTACAAATAACGCATCCGATTGGAAAACTACTGCTTTCTGCACAATCAGAAAACGAGTTATTGCCACTCATAATCTCATTTTGCACAGTCTTTACGGTTCCATCAGGGAAGGTGATATCCACCACCTCCCAGACAGGTTCGCCATCTGCTAATTTCTGCTTAAACGCATCAGATACATTAATCAAGTGGATTCACCCCCTGCATGTTACAAGATATTTTGGAATAGTATTCTTCACCAGGTGCCGCACAAGCCAAGGAAAACGTTCCCTTTCCAACATAGAATGATTCTGTACGCCAATCATGGTGCCTGATGGAATAGTGGTACAAATTAAAAGGTTTCCCATGTATTATTGCGTTTATAAGTTCTTCTGCTTCTGCCACTGGTATGTTACTAGCCTCATAGCCATACTGAATAACTGTAAATAACGGAACCAATATGGCTTTTCCAAATTGCGTACGGTTGCTTCCTTCGGAGTAAGTTGTCTCAAAATTACACGTCATATTCTTGTCCGGCTGAGGCATGCGTTTGCCGTTTATCTTATACCTATCCGTTATAGATTTGCTTAATAATATAGACGCCATGCGCTCACCTCCTATGCCAGTTCAAACGGATTTCTGCCGCTTGTATCACGCCTTAACTTTGCTTCTTCAATAATTTCATCAAATACTGTTCTTCGGTTAATCTGGGCGGTAAAACGATAATTTCCGCCACTCTGCTGTCCACCAGTTTCCTCGCGAACAATCTTTCTGAGCAGTGCTTCTGGCGTTTCAATATTATTACCTTGTTTCTGATCACCAAGCACCGCCAGAAATTCACTTCTAGGTGGAATAACTGCACCTTTTGCAAGATAAGGTACTGTTGGAACTCTCGGAAATGTTGCACTAAATCCGATTGTTTTCTTGCCGAACGGTGTAGGCACTTCCCACGGACCAAAGGAGAAAGCCGATTCAATTCCGCCAATTGCACTGTTGACAGTTCCGATCGCTCTGTTGACGATGCCGATGACTTTGTTCAATATGTTTCGAATGGTATCACGGATACCGCCGAAGATTTCCACCACTCTGTTTCTTGCAGATGTAAATTTGTTTACAATAGCATCGCGGATAGCTGCAACTTTATTTCCCACAATCGTCATGATATTCTCCCAAGTTTCTTTTGCATTGGCTTTCATACCATTCCATAAAGTTGAAGTCTTTTCTTTCATGTCACTAATTTTTCTGGTTGCCGCTTCTGCCATTTCTCGCGTCTTTGAAGTCACAAATTTAACCATCGAAGAAATGACATTTGAAACAAGCGTTCCTATCGCATTCAAAATTCCAGTAACGGTCTCTTTCAGATCAGAAAGAATCATACTTACACCTTCGCCCATTGTTTTAAAGAAGCCAACAACAGCAGATGCTACGATTCCTGCAACTTCTTTAATTTTGTCCCAATTTTTGTACAGTAGTACTCCAATTGCAATGCACGCCGTTACTGCCGCTATAAAAATTCCACCCGGCCCGATAGCCGTTGCGATAGCTTTAATACCACCTATAATTCCACCAGAACCAGTCATCAATGCTATGAGACCTTTTGCAAAATCCATAACGGTTGTGATGCTTCCGCTGATACTTTTAGCCAGTACTGCGATCTTTTCTGCGGCAAATGCACCTATAAGAGCTGTGCCAAATGCTTCGATAATAGATTGATGGTCTGTAAAGAATCCAACCAAATCAGCAATTAAGTTAATTACTGTCGGGAGTCCTGCCTCAATTACCCATTTGAGCATCGGAAGAATGATGTTGTTATATATCCGCTCAAGGACATTTCCTATCGCTTCATACATCGGTACCATTTTTGATGTCGAATTACTGATAGATTCTAGCAATGGATAGAAGTCCAAATTTGCCGCCCATGTTGCCGTATCTGCGGCAATCCTTTCAACAAACTGCATAACTACTACAAGAGCATCTGCAATGTTCTGTATGATCTGCGTTCCGACATTGTTCTTGTTCCACGCATCGGCAAAACCAGAGGCAATGTTACCGATAGTCTTAAGCACATTTTGAGCGATCCTCAACATGGTCGTAAGCATCGTTGTGCCTGTGCCATTTGTCCAGACCTCTACAAGGCTTTTACCTACACTCTTGGCAAGCTTTGCGATTCCTGATAAAGCAATGTTTGCCGCATCAATGGTATTCTTGCCCTCTTTTTTCCATGCGTCCTGAAATGGTTTCCAGAGTTTTTTGAGAAGGTCAGCAAGTTTCTTTGCAGAATCACTAATCTTGTCAAGCGCGGTTTCACCCTCTGCCAGGCTACCATAATCCACACTGCCAACCGAACTCGGTAATCCTCCGCCCCCAGAACCAGTTCCACCAGACCCAGAACCGGATGGAGTTGAAGATGCGCTGCTTCCTGTAGAACTAGCCTTGTGAACTTCATCAAGCGATGAAAGATAGTTTTTTGTTTCCTTATTCGCTTTTTTTGTGGCTTTTGCATTGTCGTTCGTGGCATCTGCCAATTTCTCTGCATTGTCCGCTGCCTGTCCGTACTGATCTGCTGTATCTGCAATCGCGCCTGTTCCGGCAAGACCTGCTCCACTTCCGCTCGTTTGACCAGATGATTTTTTACCAGTAATAAGCTCCGTGAATGACTTGAATGCATTCGCCAGAGTTGCCAGCTTACCGAGTAGAATATTGATTACTTTCAGAACAGGCGTGAAAATATTAATCAATCCCTGTCCGACTGTTGCCTTAAGAGATTGCAGCTGTAACTGCATCACTCGTACCTGGTTCGCCCATGAGTCAGATGTTCGAATGAAGTCTCCAGATGCGGCTGATAACTGCTTCTGTACAAAAGCCAGACGGAGAGCTACTTTTTCCTGTTCGGTCATTTCAGATGTGGTTTTGCCGTAGCCATTTGCAAGTGCATACTGGTCAAGTGTCGACTGGGTCATAACTACGCCGAGGTCTTTGAGCGTTTCTGTTTCACCTGTAAACACTGATTTCAGCTTGATATAAGCCAAGTCCTGACTGATGTTATAGAATGATGCTACGTCACCAGTCAGCTGCGTCAGAGCTGTTGACATGTCGTAAGCCTGTGATTCTGAAAAACCGAACGACTTAGACATTGCCCCGAACGTTCCAACATACCTTTTTGCCATGGTTTCTGACAGTCCGGCTGAGGTCATGGCGTTCTTCGCAAATTCATTAACCTTATCTGACATTGTGGTAAATGTGACATCGACCACGTTCTGCACTTCCGCGAGGTCAGAACCGAGTTCTATAGACTCTTTGCCAAATTGAATTAGCTTTCCAACAGCGAAAGCAGAGCCAACCAGAAAGCCAATTCTCTTTACTATCGTTCCTAATCCTTCAAACTGACGACCTAAAAGATTTACTTTTCGACTTGCACCGGAAGTGTCCATTTTATTAAATGAGTTAGAAACCGTGGTGCCTGTTTTTTTTGCCGAATCCCCCATTTTGTCCATAGAGTTTTCAACTTTTTCTGATTTTTGCTGTAAAGATTGAAACGAATCTTCGAGCTTTTCAAATCCATCGTGAAATATGCTATTAATATTTGCGTTTATTTCCTTGACTGAGTTTGCTAAATCTTTAAATGCCGCTTGTACTTCTTTGACGCCAGACGATATTCCGTCAGTATCTATTCTGGTATCAATGATAATTGAGCCATCAGCAGCCATGTGTCCACCTCCTAACTATTTGAGGTTCAACATCTCATTCAGCTTATCTTTATAAGCTTGCTCCTCGTCGCTGAGACGTGTTTTTATGTCAATAATATTCTTATTTTCATGATAGAATTTCTTTTCCCATTTATCGAGTTTTTCACCCTTTGCCTTTTTTGACCGGATTCCGACAACCGTATTGAACAGGCATTCACCGGATTCCATAAAGTATCCGAAGAATGTCCACCAGTGCATATAAGGCACTGATCTGATTTCTTTACCGGCAACCTTGTTTACAGCCGGAACGATCATGTCTCCGTCCTGTTCCCAGTCCATCAAACGGGGTTTTGGGTGGTTCGGGTTATCGTCAGATTGTCCGCAGTCGATGAACTCCGATGCTTTCTGACAAGCTTCGTCCAAGCACTCGACCGGTATACTTTGCCAGTCCTCAAACAGAATCTGTAACATAACAACTGCTTTTGCCTGTTCGTCCAGTTCTGGGTCATTCATGGCGACCAGAATATCAATAATTACTCGGAAATCCGTTCTGATAGAAAAATCCACCCCACTGATATTTAGTGAGGTGGGTAACTCATAGGCGGTCATTTTGTATATTTCTCCACGTACTTATTGACTGCCGTCTGCATTTTCTTTTTTCTCTTTTCGATTTCCGGTGCGATTGCTTCTGCGATCTTGTCAAGTACGATGTAGGCGAATACCTGACCATTGCCGAATACAGTAGTCGCTGTGATCGGCTCCTTGAACAGGTCTTTTGATGCTTCATATCCGAGCAGGTAGTTGATTTTGTCTTCGATCTGTTTGTTCAGTTCTGCCACTTCCTTACCAGATGTGACTTTTTGAATAGAATTTTTAAGCTGGTCAAAGTACTCTCCCAGTTCCTCCGCACGTGCTGCTACATTGATATCAGTCGGGTTAAGCTTGAAAGAAGAAAAAACTTCGTCTTCGTTGTTGGTAAACGTGAATGTAAAAATTCCATCATCAATTTTGGTATTAATTACTTTTGCCATTTAGTACATCCTCCTTGTATATGTGCTTATTCGCTGTCGACTGTGAACGTACCAGAGTTGATATCAAATTTTCCTTTAACACGCTCGCCAACGTAGTTCACTGTAAACGGAATCTGATAGCCGGATGTATCACCACCGTAGGAGGTCGGCACAACGTAGCAGTCCTGCTGGTATGCTTCATACTTGCCTGCTGTGGCTTCTGTCCAGAGATGAACCTCAACTGCTTTTGTCTTGAGGCTGTCGTCTTTGAGACGTCCATCTACGATCTTCTGTAATGCTGTAAACAGATCGGATGTGGTGTCTGCATAGTACGGATCAGCTTCAGAAGAAACTTCATAGCCGTTATGTTTAAATGTGGATTCTCCAAGAATGTTTTTAGACGTTTCAGTGTCTGGATTGAGTTCTACGTTATACTCTTCCAGGTCCTTGCCAAGACGCTCATACTTCGGTGTCAGTCCTCCACAGAGGGAACCTGCATCAATATAATGAGCCATATATTTACGGTCAATTTTGCCTGTAACTGCCATAGAAATGTCCTTTCTGCCTATAACTTTTAAAAGGCTGTGTAGGTTAGCGACTATCTCCAATTGATAGCCGGTTGTTACTTGTTATATTACTTCGTAAGTATTTTCGTAGCGTACTGACAATGGCAATAACCAATCCTGTACGCCGCTCTCCTGTGGCTCTAAACCATAGGAATTATCACGTGTGATACGTTTTATCACTCGTCCCTGTGAAAGCTCAGGAAACGTGTTCAAACGTGTCTCAGTACCATTTATGACAACTGGTTCTCGGCATATCCATTTACCGAGATTATCCAGGAATTTCTGAACAGATAGTTTCTGTCTCTCCTTGTCGGATGCTGTTCGGTATACCACATAGAATGGATACTGGCATACCTGGTGCATTGTTCCGCAAACATCTTCTTTTTCTGAATAGACCAACGCTCCGTTATCTGCCGAGAACGCAATTCCTGATTCTTTGCCGAGTTCCTCGAATTTGATTATTTCATTTTCGTATAGTCCCGGATACTGGTTCAGAAGTGCTTTCATGGCATCTGTCAGAATGTCATATCCGGTTGCATCTACTCCGATAGGTTTATCTGCCATGTCTGCCACCTCCTGCCTGTGCTTTTACTTTACGAATCCATGTACTGCCGTATTGTCGTTTAGCGGCATCGAACCACTTTGCTTGTGCCTGTGGGTGAGCCTGTCTGGTGTATTCGAGATTCTCCTTTGCGGCTGTCTGACCAGAAAACTGACTGACAAGGACTTTCTTTGCTCCACGTCTTGCATAGGGGCTTCCGGTCAACTCATCAACCATTCCTTTTCCCTCATACAAAAAACGTCCATAAGGAGCAGCCGCAGCACACACAAATCCAGTTCCTTGCAAGGATGTGCTTTCAACTCTTGTTCGGTTGATAAAGTCCCCTGTAATCATCGGCATAAACGGAACCATACTGTCCATGACCATTCCATCAAGGAGGTACTGGGCTTCTCGATACTGTCTGGAAAACCTGTCCATATTCAACTTTATTTTCATATCTCCATCGACTACGGAGAATCCTTTAAAATGATGAATCTTACTCATATTACTTACCCAGAATCTCAAAATGTGGAATCAGTGTATACGGACCGCCAACACTGGTAATCTTAAACACGTTATCCTTATTCTCATTCATGTACTGATAGAATCCATTCCGATAATCACCATCGGATATCGTTCCACCAGTCCACTCACCTTCCCAGAAGAACGACTCATCTGAGAATGTAATAGTGTCTTCCAGAGCGTTGTTAATCTGCTGTTTCCACTCTTTTTGCGGCACATAGGGGAGAATCTTGCCGCCTTTATCAGTGATGGTTATATCGCCATTCTGGACGGTATAGCGGATGTGCAACTGCGCGTTGTCAGTCACGTCTGGTCCGTACTTCTTGAGGATTGCTCCCTTGTCGGTAATGAGGTCGACACCGGATAAAACATGAGGATACCAGTACGCATCTCTTGTTGTCGGACTCTCATAATAATTGAAAATCGTCAAAGTTTTTTTGTACATGATACCCTCTCCTTAATTATTCTTTCTGTGTCGTCTGCTTAATAACCTGATTCACACCGGTTGCTGACAATCCGTTAAACATGCCGACCGCAACTGCCGTGATATAATCTGTTGCCGGGAAATCCGGGATAACTCCCATTCCGACTGCTCCGAGAATTCCACCAATAACCGCCATGATTACTGGAATCCATTCATCAGGGATTTTTTTTGATGCTTTACAGCCCATTCCTACGATGTAGCAAATCATAACGATTGCGATACATGAGCCTAATGTTGAAATGTCCATTATTCAGATACCTCCTTAAATTCTTCTTCAAACTTATCCTTTGCCATTGTATCGAAATATCCTTCTTCATCACGCAAGATGTAATCACCAGGTTCCATGAATGCTGCACCGCATCTTTCGTCATCTTTGAATAAATTAGGATATGTTGAAACTCTAATGCACGGGGTTCTGAAGTTATTAACAATTTTTACCGAATTGCCAACAAACTTTTCAATTTGAGCGATGCTCTCAGAAGTAGCAAAACACTGAATAGCTTCAACTATAGTCGGTTTTATTCGTACATATTTCATACTCACACCCCCGCATACAATACTGGTATTCCATCATCCGTTCTTACTCCCATCAGAAGCGGTAAAGCCGTCTTATAAAGTAAGTCGTTTGTTTTCTGTATATCTCCGGCGGCGGCATACACCGCACTCCATTCCTTTGCGCCCGATGCTTTCTGCTGAGGTGTTGCATAAGAGATGGATTCACTGCCGGATGATACAGACGTTACAATGCCTGTCGTGCTACCACCAGACCCGATCGTGGTTGATGTACCACTCACAGCGGCATTGGTAGCATTCTTCTCAGCAAGCTCAATCTGATACATTAATTCAGCTAATGAGCAGACCACATTTTTGATACGCTTCTGTGAGCGTTCATTTATTGGCAGTCCGTCCACCAACCTGTCAAACGTCATTGTGTCCACAAAATCACTGGCTCTTTCTGCCAGTCGTGGAAAGTCGGTTTCTGGCACGACTGAACCGAAATATGAAGTTGTATAAAATTCATAATCTGCATAAGCCATGCCAGCCACCTCCTACATTTATGATTTTGCTGTTACGCTTGCACTTCCGGCGTTCAGTGCTTTGTATGTTCCATCACACTCAACCACTGTGATCTTCTGTCCGGTTGCCGCTGTGATATCGGCTTTTCCATCCCAAGTACTCCAGTTTCTGAGGTTCTGTCCATATCCGACAGTTACTGCATCTGCTGCAACTTTGTATTTATACACATTGCCAGCATTTTCCTTAGCCGGATTTACAGTGATTTTTGTATCACCGCTTTCTGTTCCAGCCACGGAATTTACTGTCAGAGTGCCAAGGGTTGGTGTCTCATCAATGGTGATTACTGCGATTGCGTCAATGTACTCCGCAAAAAGAGTAAGCCCCATAACCGCAAATGCTTCGGACACCGCTGTATGGTAGTTACCCTGTGTATGGAATCCGATCAGGTTTGTCTCACCAGATACGGTGTATACAAGACCTGCTCTTGCAAAGTCAGATTCGTTCGGGTCAACATAGTAAAGCACGATGTTCTCAACAGGGGTTGCAATAACCTGTCCTCTTGGAATCTCACTGTCAGATAACAGGAAGATAGTGTTGAATCCCATAAAGTCTTTCATGTACTGGAATCCGAACTGATTCTGAATAGTGATCTCAGCTGCTCCGAGATATTCATATACGTCCAGAATATTCACAAATCCAACAACACCAGTCACATTTCTGTGCATCTGTTTGAACTTGTTTTCAACACGCCCCTTAGCCATTGCCAGAGCCATCTGGAATGTTGTTTCTGTGGAAGTAAGTGTACCGGTTTTCAGATAGTCATAGAATCTGCCGGTAACGTCAGTCTGAAGCTGGAAAAGGAATTCATCATCAGTCATCTGAACAGCGTTCTCATAACCGTGGTCCTTGATTGCTTCGATAGATACAGCCTTTGCGTACTTTTTAATGGTCATTTCCGCATAGGTCTTTTCTTTTACAGTAAACTTGCTGTAAGGGATTTCCTCACCCTCACCGACAAGTCCACTCTGTAAAGTGCCCTCTGCGTACTTGGACTTGAGTACAGCACCCGGCTGTTTTTTGATAGGTCTCATGATACCCAGAATGTCACGTAAGTGCTGCCAGTTTCTTTCGAATCTGGTTACAAAGTCAATCTCACGTGCTGTGACCTGGATATCATTAGTCATAATAAGATTTGTTTTTGCTGGCATAAAAAAATCCTTTCTACCCATAACTGTTAAGGTATTGGGTTAGCGGCTATACTCTGATGTATAGTCGGTGTAAAAAAAATCACTGGAATAACTGGATATTCTGAGCAATTGCAGCCTGTCTCTCGGACGGGTCTTTGATTGCTTCAATATCTTTTTTAGTCATACTTCCCGGTGTCTGCTGCTGTCCAACATGAGTGGTAAATCTTGCCTGGTTCTGCTGAGCCTGCTGCTGAGATTCGTCTACAAAAGCGGATGCGTCAGACTGTTTCATCTGCTCAATCAGGTCGTTTAATCCAAGGATTTTACCGTCTTTCAGTTTCAATCCTGCTTCTTTAATGTCCGCCATAACAGACTTCTTTGCAGCTTCACTGGAAAACTTAACATCATCGAGCGCCGCTTTGAGTGCGTCTGAGAAATCTCTGTCGTAGATTTTTGCGTTAAACTCTTTTTCTGCATCTGCCGCTTTCTGCTTCCAAGTCTCTAACTCGCTTTTAACATTTGCCGGGTCGATACCGTCAAAACCTTTTAGAGTTTCTTCTGCTGTCTCGGCACGTTCTTTCCAGTCGTCGCGTTCTCCCTCAATTTTCGACAGAATTTTTGCTACTTCTTTGGCATTCTTATAATGTTCAGAGAGTGCTTTCTTCACATCTGCCTGTTTGTCCTCTGGGATCTCGATTCCAAATGATTTTAATGTGTCAATAAGTTTCTGCATATATATCCTCCTGGTCGTGTTTATTGACCTGCCGCCGCAGGTAAGTGGATTAAGCCAGTTAGACCACTGGCAGGGTAAGCGGAAAGCCCGGAATCGAACCGGAACCCAGGGAGCGACCCTGTCAGTCTACCATTAACGTACTTTCCACATAACCCGGATTCCCGGGTTAGCAAGGTATTTTACGTGCTATGCCTAAACACGAGACGTTTCGGGCTACGTCAACGCCGCCTATACGGTCGCGCACCTCTGCACGGGTTGAATTTCACTGTTCAGTTATATGCTCTCACAAGGAGGTATGCCGCCATGCACTAACGGCAATGATACGTGTCGGAAATTGCATCCGCTTTTCAACCTCCAGATTCCACTTCGAACCTGTTTCTATTAAGGACACGCATCTGCTTAAAGAAAGGAGGAAAGCAATAAAAATGTCTATGTCAAGCATTTCTGCTTACAAATCTTCCCTACGAATATATTGTACCACAGAACCTTCAAAAAGTTGTGGTACATGTTTTGACCAATTAGAGCATATCGCGGAGCTTTTCTACATACCTCTTGACAAGATCACGTTCTTCCCGGCACTCTGCGTCCTTGGACATATCGCTCATTTCTGTTGTGAGTTCGTCCAGATGTTCTTCCAGAGCAGCGAGCATCTTCCTTTTACAGTCTTCAGACTTGCCAGAACGATAGCTCTGTTTCTGTGTCATATAGTCGTCATAAGCATCCCGTCCGTCAGAACGGCTGTAATGCCCTCTAACATAATGCTCACCACGTCTGGCATAAGAACTGCCCCGGTCGTAATCCGGCATCATTCTACCGTCATTTGAACTGTATCTCCCCATACTGTCACGTTTTCTTCCACGCTCGCTGTAATCGTCATTGTATCCACCACGCATCTCATCAAGGACAGTGTTGTAGTATTCTACTTTTTTATCCCAGTACTGCGTATTCTTGATATCTTTGTACATATCAATCAGTTTGTATGTCATTTCCAGATTTCCGGTGGTCAGTCCATTGTCAGCGATTTTGGAAAGTTCGTCTTCGATTCTTGCACACAAGTCTTTAATATCTCTCATAACTGCACCTCCTACGCTTCTCTAGTCACGACAATATTTGCGTTCGCAACAGAAATAGCCTGATCGCTTGTGTTCTCTACTGCGATATTAACGCAACATCCGCGAGGTACGTCAATATAGATGCCAGAGGACACATTGTTGTACTGATCTACTGCTGCCGGCGTGGAAATCATCTGTGAAGATAATACAGGTTCGCCAGAGATTGCAATAGCCAGAGAGATAGCGCCGACAGTACCGCCTGTTGGAATTGCGATGTTGCCGAAGAAATCCACAAAGAATCTCGCTTTGCACTGGTTAGTCAGTCCTCTTAGCGTAATAATTCCGCTTCCCTCTCTGTGCTGAATACAGTTAGAACCTTTAACTGCTGTGTTTGAAAATACTACGTTTCCATTTGCTGCTACAGTCTGAGCAGCTACATTTGTAAATTCTGCCATAATTTTTACCCCTTTCATACCACAAAAGGACAGGTCCCGGCCTGCCCTCTGTGTAATACGGCATAAGCCGACATTCGAATCAATCGAAAGATACTCTCGATATGAAGTTATCAGCAATTGCATCCAGTGTTACATCCGCATCCGTAAAATGTGTTCGGATTAGGAACCTGATATGCCGGAACCGGTGCTGGATTAATCGCATTGATAAGCTGCTGTGTCTGTGAAGCCATTGCAGTTGTGAGAAGTGCACTCTGGCGATCCTGAGAAGCAGCGCGTCTGAGATCATTGTTTTCAGCCTGTAAGTTAGAAATCTTTTCATTGCAAAGATAATCGAGAATGGCTCTTGTTCCGGCATTCTGGCTGTCGATAATGTCTCTTGTGTTGCTATTCATCGTATTCTGCAATGCACAGGTGTTCTGTGCCATGTTGTAGTTCACGCCCTGGATAGCTTCCCTGGTTTCACAGCAACAGTTTGCAAGCTGTGCCTGTAATGCGTTTGTATTCTGCATATTCGCTACAGTATCAGCATTGATTGCCTGCTGGATTCCGAAACCAGTCTGCATGATGTTGGTGTTAATTCCGTTAAATCCAGTAAGCATACTGTTATTCATGGCATAGAATCCATCACAGAGACCGTTGTTGATTCCGTCAAGTTTGCTGATTACTGCGGAATTGTCGAATCCTCTCTGAATATCTGCCTGAGTAGCTGCTGTGGCTGCATATCCGCCGCCATTGCCATTATTGCCCCAGCCGTTGTTTCCCCATCCGAAGAAAGCAAAAATGAATAAAACAATAATCCACCAGCTACCATCTCCGCCAAACATGCCGTCGTTATTTCTACCGTTTCCAGTAGCGGCGGCAATATCTGCTAAGCTATAATTTCCATCCATAATATAATCTCCTTTATTGTGTATTTACATCAATCTGGCCAGATTGTAATGTACTATTTCATATTCTTCAGCAGATTTTGAAACTGCCCTGCCATCTGCTGAACCTGATTAAGTTGCTGTTGAGAAATCCGTCCAGACTGTAGCATTTTCTCAACTTCTGCTTTCGGGTCTCCCTTAAAATTCTGCTTAAACTGCATAAACTGCTGTATCATCTGCATTGGCCCGTTTCCCTGCGGCATCCCACCACCGAGGGCATTAAATAATGAATTACTCATCTGCGTTTCCTCCCTTGACCGCTGATTCCTGTACGGTATTAGTTCTAACAGGTTCAGAAAATGAATTTAATCGGTTTATAATGGCTTCGTATTTGCCCTTTAAATCGTTATATTCCTGTCTGGTGACATATTTACTGTCCATGTTCTGAGTAGGCTGTTTAGGTGGCATCTGAGTGCCTACCTCGTGATACTCAAACGTCCGCAATGGCTGTGGCATACCGGAAACGTCTGTGGATTTTATATAAAATTTCTCTGATTCTGAATCCATCAGCAAAACACTTGTCCCGGGTGCTACCAGATAAGATTTTGCACCGACTTCGCCAGATACCCACAGGATTCCATTATTATTCTGCTGGGGTTGCTGTACTGGTTGAGCCGGCATCTGGACAGGCTGTTGCTGAAATTGATTCATCTGTCCCGGAACGCCAAAACTATATTGATAAGGATTGTTATATAATGCCATCTTATGCACCGCCTTTCTGATTATATTTTTGCATAAAAAAAGAACCGGAAACAGTTCGTTTCTGGCTCTAATTAGTATCTGAAAAGTATCAGCATACTTTAATTATTTTATTGTTTACCCGGCGGCTTAGTCGCTTTGCCGTAGATATGCTCACATTCATCTGTTCAGCACAGTATTCAAGAGTGTATTCCTTACATCTCAGCCGGAATAATCTTTCTTCATCCGGTGTAAAATTACACTCCGTCAAGAACCTGTCTATATCTTTCTTTGTGAACACATATAATTTCATGAACATACCCCTTATCAAATCTAACGCTGATTCTGTGCAAGATACTCCGTGAGCTTCTGCTTTGTTTTTTTTAACTCTTCGACATTATTCCCACTGATCTGACTGTCCAACATGGTCGATAGGACTTCAAGAATCAATGAATCACGCTCTGCAATCCTCTGGAGACTCTCATAATCTCGTTTATCATGTTCTTCCAATCTCTCCACTCGTTTGTTAAGTCGAAATGCCGGAGTAATCCACTTAAAGATTACAGCCGCCGCCCCTCCAACAATAGACACCCCTCCGCAGATAGAGAGGAAAAACTGTACAAATTCTGATATGCTCATTTAGCTACTCCTTTTCCCAGTAATATACCGGGATCTCATTACCGGAATCCCATGTGTCAAAATATTTGCCATCTTGTACCGTCACTACATGACCATCTATGCAGAGGATATACGTACCTGTCGGATGGTCTATGCAAAAGTCGTTGACTGTATAGATATATCGTTCTGACTGTTCAATTAGCTTACGTCTGTACCCACGTTTATAGAGATACGCGCCCCAGACATAATTTGCGCTTGGCATATCTGACAGAACACACGCCTGTATCATTAATCCGGCGAATACTGTTTCCCAGTCAAAACCAGTTGCCTTACATATTGCCCGGACAACGCAATCTCCTGTTCTCTTATCTTTAACAGGATTCGGATTGAAATATTCCCATCTATCATCCATCAGTCAATCCCCTTTGCTGTTTTATATCTCTTTGCCGCTCCTCTGGCTTTTGCGGCGTTCTGACGGTTCCATTTTGCAATCATAAGGCGGTCTTGCAGTTCCCTCAGGTCGTTCTGCTTGCAATATTCCTTATATGCAGCATTTTGTTTCTGCAAGAGATAAGACTTCCGGTCAAGGTCTTGCTGGAGTGCGAATTTTGCCTTTTCATTCGGTGCATTGTCAACTCCTGCTTGCAATCCAAGGACTTCTCTCTTCGTCTTGCGGATTCTTCGCTCGTAAGTACGTTGTCGTTGTTCCTTTTCGTACTGTTTGCCTTTGTCGGCTTTATCCTGTGCTGATAGTTCTGCATAGGGATTAAATTCCCCATCGCTCGCCCCGAAACTATGCCGACAGTTGACCCCTGACAGTCCACTTGCCGTTCCATATCCAGTCAATGAGAATGGTGGAAATTTCTTACTCTTGCCAGAACGAGAGTATATCTTGCCTTGCCAAAACGAGTGATTCCCCGGATTCTCGCCACCATCACCTGTTCTGGCTCCTATGTGCGCACTGACCAGAATCAAATCCCAGTCCATTTCTTCCATGCGTTTTAAGGATATATCTCCCGTAGCCTGAGCCACACCAGTTCTGACAGAACGTGCAACTACTGTTTCAATCGTGTCTTTTCTACCAGATGGATATGTGACGGTAACGCCATCACTCACAACGTTATTAACTGCCTCTTTGATGGCTTGTGTATACCCAACCGCCCCAGTCATCACATGATTATACGCAAGGTCGCATTGCTCAATGTAGAGCCTCTGAGCGGCACTTGCGGTTGTCCGCGTGAAGTTCTTCCACTCGCCCATAGTTGCAAGCATATTCCGCTCCATGAGCCTTATCATAGCCGGGGATTGTTCGAGCGGTACAGGGCTTAATCCTGCCGCCTTATATACCTTGTCATCATAGTTCATTGCAGTGATTCCGGCATCTTCAAACACTTCAAGAAGTTCCTGCTGTTCACGTTTGGTATATTTGGATAATTCCGCCAGAATGTCCCCTAGCAGTTCTCCAGATTCCTGTAACGTTCGGATTCTCCACGCATCGGTATTGGTCAGGATATAGTCCTCACCCCTGCCAATTCTCGCCATCATTCTCGACACGATCTCAGAGATGATATACTGGTGCAGTTCTTCTGCAATTTGTTCACTGCCCTCTGTAATTCTTCGCAAATATTCTGGACTAAGTATAGTATATCACCTCTTTCGATAAATGTTGTGGTACATGTTTTGGTTTTTACTGGTTAACTAAAGCCCCAGTCCCAAAAGTCCATGAGCCGTAAACCCTTGTAAATACAGGGATTTCCTCATATCTATTGCTATCACCAATACCATCTGCTATAGTTAACTAGATGGGAGGTGGCAGCATGGCGAACCAGAAAAAGGACGATAAGGACAAGTATGTCAAGACCACAATCAGCTTCGAGCCAGAGCAGTACAAGCAGATGATTTCCTACTGTGAACGTGAAGAACGTTCTGCTTCATGGGTTATCCGAAAGGCTCTTGCTGAGTGGTTTGAGAAACATGATTGATTCTTGTTTGTTTCGGTATTACTGGTATATCTTGGTATGTATTAGTAATACCGAAATGCCCTCTTTGGCTAACTAGATTATTGTTTCTGATATTTTTCTTAAAATAAAAATTCATAATCCCTCGCTTCACCGCCCGCACCAATTCTAAAAATCTTTGCCTTACCACTTGATTTGATGGCAAGGATGTCGAACAATACATTATCGTAAGCACTTATTAAACGATGCTCCTATTTTAGCTGTCGCGACAGTTCTCTCATGATTTCCTTTGCATAAAACCCAAGGAGAAGTACAATCCATTCCTAATTTAGTATTAGTGATCAGTTCATTATCAACATTTTCATTTTCAATAGACTGATCAGTTGAAAAGTCAGTTCCTATATCTCCACCGTTTACAAGAATGTCGAATCCAAACAGCTTATTAAGTTCGCTAAGATATCTCACGTGCTTATATTTAGTGTTACCGCCGCTATGCACATCAGTTACGAACGCAACAAGGCAAGCATCATCAGAACCAATCCAATTAATCAATCTTTTAAACGTATTTTTTGCAGTATTTAAAACAAAAGTTGGAAGATCTATTCCAATTGATGCTTTTAAATCACTTATATCTCTTGTATGCTCATCAAGTTTAATGCCTGTTAAATAAGGATTGTACTGATTTTTCCCGTCAGTATATTTTACAGTAATTCCGTTGTTAGGTAAAATAACCCTTCCAATGCAAGTAGCAATAACTATACCTTCTGGTTGACTGTCTCCATAAACGACAGAGTCTGTAGATGGAATGTACATAATTGTACTAGATGAAGTTGTTGACGTTATTGTGCAAAGTTTTTCTCCAATATAAAACCTTTTGAATTTTCCGCCAGTTCCATAAAAAATATCTATATTTCCATCTCTAATGTAGACATCTCCTGTAGTTGTGTTAACTTCAAAACTCGATGCATATCCACCGCTCAAGTGTCCATCCATTGATTTTTTTACGTTATTTATGTCTTCCTTTAGCGAAGCAACATCCGTCTTGTTCTGCTCAATCTGCTGTGCCTGTTCTGTCGTGGCTCCGGGCTTGACCGGATTCTTTTCAAGGTACTCATTTACTGCGGCTTTGATTTCTTCCGGCGAAATCTCGCCGCCAATTCCTTTCAAACATAATTCGTATAAATACTTCTCTTTTCTCGTGATTGGCTTTGGAATTTCACCTGTATAATCACCTGTCAAGTGCGCAAGATATTTTTCTTCCCTTGTTACTGGTTTATCTGCCATCTTTTTTACTCCTCTCCGAATAATGTTGGCTCGTCTGGCTGAGCTTCTTTGACCATTGCTTTCGCTTCTTCCTCAGTCATTCCCTCAAATTTTACGAAATACAACCACGCCGGAACCTTACCAGTAGTCACATACTGCCACCATCTTGCACGGTCGTTTTCTCTGACATATAGAATGTCTCCAAAATCATAATTAACTTCATAAGCTCCAACAGGTGCAAGCCCGTACAGGTCAGCGTAAACGTTCAGTGCGTAAATAACTTCATCCAGACAGGATTCCAACTTATCCCTTACATCCTTGATAAACTGTACTGTCCTCTGCTGTTCTGCTTCTACTCCCGTAGCCGTCTGAATACCGCTAGATTCATTAAATACGAAATATCCATTAGAGAATCCAATCTTATATCCTAACTGGCTTAAAAGGGCGTTTATGCCGTTTATACGGGTATCTGTGTTGAGCTGTGGATTGATTTCTTGATAGAACTCTTTTTCGTCCTGCCCGAACACATTTTTAACAAAGTGCGGCAAGCTCATCTCATTCCGTCTGTTCTCCATACTCTGCGGCGACATAGCTGATACAGGTGTGCCACTTGGCATCAGCAATCTATCATCTGCCAGAACAATCTTCTGAGAATCAAAAATCTCTCCGGCATTACGGCTGTATGCAATATCGAGGTCTTTTAACTCCTCGATAGCTTCGGCAAATATCGGTAAGCCAAGTGGTGTACCGATGTCCACGTTGTTCGCCTGTGGTGTCCGCAGCACTCCATACAGAGGTCCGTCCAGTTTCTCACCGTTTGCCTTGAGAATTGGCGGTGTATCTGCCATGAGGTCAGCCCATTTAGTCTGTTTAAGGTCGATTCTGTCGCCGATGCTTTGAGGGGATTTTGACACATAAGCCCTATTTGATACATAATACGGATAAGTTGTTGCTCCGTCCACTGTTGTCTCAATAAATCTGTGGTATTCAAGCCTTGTGTAGTATTTCCGCCCAACAGTGTAAGAATCCTTGAATATAATCCCTTTGATTTCCTGATTGTCGTAATCTACAATCATCACGTCTGCCGAAGTGAATACGTCAAGGCTCTCCCCATTTGGCTTGATGAATACCGTTCCATAGGCACAGCCATATTCTACCCAGTGCCGAATCTGGAAATATACCTTGTCAATCTGTTCCTGTAGCCATGTAGCCCTTGCGGAACCGTCGATCTGAATGCCGATCGCCAGTGTTGCAAGCCGTGCTGTTTCTGAGCAGACAGATTTCGCAAAATTGATCGTTTTGATATTATTCTTGTCATCTAACCATTCCGGTGCACCCCTATATATATTCGCACACCGGTTAATCAGTACTTCCATCTCCGGAAATTCTGCTGCCTGGATGTTAAAATCTTCTTCGGCTTGTTTTTTGAAAATCATGTTAAACCACCTTTTTAGTGTTGTTATAAGTCCCATTATGCACTGTAACCTCTCCTGTTAAATAACGACTCATACGCATACCTAAGCGCCGAGATTGCATGATCGTTTCCGTCAGGATAACCGCTTATTACATTTCCCTCTTTGTCCCTGTCATACTCATACTCCGTAATTTCTTTGTATGCATTCGGTGTACGCTTCGGGTCAATGACTATGGTTTTTGTTTGCAAGAATTTAAAACCATACTCAATACTTCCCGGCCCTTTAATTGCTCCTCTGGCAGGAAGTCCGGCATCCCGGAAGTCATTCACGGACTTAGGCTCCGCAGAATCGCATATCATCGTATAATCGTCATAGCCTTTTTTCTTGATCCAATCAGTGGTCTTGGAGTTGCTCCATTTATTTACATATAGCTCGTCAATCAGATATATTTTCTCTCTGGCAGAATCGTAATAAGTTCGGAGATAGCAGAAGGCATCCGGGTACCATCCATAATCTACGCCAGCGAAAATACGATCCATGTGACTGATCTCTTCGTCTGTAATATCTCTAATTTCGAGATATTCAAATACGTTTCCACCATTTCCATTCGCTATTCCCATATATTCATGTTCATAAGCGTTTGGATTGACTTCTTTCAGATGTTCTGCTTCGTCAATAAACGGCTGTCCCAGCCATCCTTTTGGCACGTCCAAGTAAGTTGATGAATGAACTATTCTGTTCTCTTTTGGTTCGAGAACATACTTATTAGCCCAGTTATTCATTGTTTTTGGTGGATTGAAACTTTTAAATATCCATGCAAGGTTGCCACCACGAATCGCAGACTGCTCAATCTTACGAATTTCCTCAGGTCCCGCGAATTGGTCCAACTCCTCAAACCAGAGAATGCCAATATATCCGAATTCGGGGTTGATAGATTTAATCTTGTCAGGATCATCAGCACCACGGAAATATATCTTTTGTCCGGTTGATTTCAGCGTAATCTCCATAGGTGATAGCTTAGAATCAAATTCTTCTGTAAATTCCTGTTTTCCAATAGCCCATTTGATCTTGTTATATACGGAATCTTTAATGGTATTCCCGACCTTACGGCAAACCACGGCATGGATATCATGGTTGTTCTTCATCAACTCTACTATAGTCATTCCAACAGTGGTTGATTTCGTGGAGCCACGCCCACCTTTAAATACATACTCCAGATGTTCCTTATCTCGAATATCTCTAATAGTCTGGTGAAAGCAATCGGGAATGTTATACAGATCCATGTGGTACGGCTTCGCATTTCTAGCAGCTTCCTCTGCTGCTTTCTTTTCTTCTTGCTCTTGCTTAATCTTTAATGTCTTTTCCAAATCATTCATAGATTTCAGCTGATCGGAGAAATCCGGAGCAAATCCGAATGAATCAGTCAGCTCACCTCTTGCGATCATGGAGCGGCGCTGCTGAATTTCTGCCAGAGACATGATGTCAGTGCCTTTTTGTTTTTCGATGAGAGACTGCTTTTCGGCTATATATGCAGAAATGCAACCTTTTTCCAACAGTTTTTTTGTCGCGTTTCTAATGATTCCATTAGAGTATCCAGCTTTCCTTGCGGCATTAGATGCATTTCCGCCATTCTTTATATATTCATCTGCAAACGCTTTCTGCTTAGGCGTTAAGTCCATCTAATCACCTCTGTCTATCCTCATTTTCTGACTGTCTCCCATATTTCTTTTAGGCACATGACCACATCATACTGGGATGCAGTTCGTAATATTTCATAATCACAATCTTTCCATTCGCCTCTTTTTGTAAGGTGAGGCGTAGGTGTTGATATGATTGTTACTGTTATCAAACGCTCCTGTTCATGGCTGTAGAATTGTGATGTTCCGATTTTTATGATTAATCCGGTGGATAATATAGCTTTTTGAAGTTTTCTTGTAACTGTTTTTAAGTTCGCCATATTATCACCTCATTTCTGGCTATAAAACCCCATAGTAATACTTCTGAGTATATTCTATCACAGGTCAGCAGAAAAGTTGTGGTACATGTTTGAGGAATTTTGCACTAAAAAGAGCCGGTAAATACCGACTCTCTAATTTTATTCATTGCTTTGTAATTTTCTTATCATCTCGCCCTGATCTCCTGGACACCCCATGAAATATTCCGAGCAATGTTTGTAGAATGCACATCTGTTGCAGTCATGTGGACTGATTGAGCTGCAATATTGATGCAGTACTGTGAATGCTGATATGGCGAGCTGTGGGGTTATTTCTGGTGCAAGTTTGTCTGGCACGGCTTTTCACTTCCTCCCCAATCTAATTTCTGCCCACAATCAGGACAATAATTTGCGTTTGAATAGATCTCTGCTTTTCCGCAGCAAGGGCAATCCCCTTTGACTACAGTTGCCACCCCGAAGAAATCCCTTAACTGCTTTTTATATTTAGGCTCTTTCGGAATCTGCTTTTTCAATGCGTCAATTGCAGCCTTTCTGACTTCGTAAGTGCATTTACCGCCATAGGCTGTGTCATCATAGTTTAATTCTTTTAATGCTTCTTCTGGTTTCATATTAATCCTCCCTATAAATACTTAATGATCTATCAATGTAATATGGTTTTCCGCCGACAAATCGTGTTTTCAGTTCACCATTTTCAAGAGATATGATAAGTGCGCAATTATTTAATACTGCGACAATTTCGTCCCCATCTTCAAGTTTTGCGTCATCTCCGTATTCCTGCTTGAACTGTTCCATTGCCAAGTTAATTATTTCGATTAATTCTTCCATGGTTAATTCTCCTAATGCACTACTTCCTTAAAGGAATCAAAATCAATAAACAGCGTTTTCTTTTTACCACATTTCTTACATACCAATTCGGTTTCCCCATCTCTGCACCAATGCCATTGGACTTCATAAATATGCGGTTTGCAGAGGCACTTTATTTTACAGCCGTTCTTGCGCCATCTATTGAATTTATTGATTATTGCACAAAATAATCCGTAAATAATGACAGCAACTACACACATTCCCAACATCATAAAAATTTCTTTTATCGCTTCAATCATTATTCCTTATCTCTCCTCTCGATCAATCCGCCGCAATATGGACAAAATATATAATCCAGTCGATTAAGCGGTTTTCCGCAACTACACCATGCTTTTACGGGCCATGATTTATAGTAGTCTGGCATAGAGCCATAATCATCTTCGCTCAGCACTTCCATTTTTACAACTTTCCCGTGCTTTGAATATTCTATTCGCGCATCTTCTTTTGCGTCAGAATATCCATGACTGTATGCACTGTTCAGCTGATATTCAATGGATTTGACAGCGTTATCTAAATACTTATAAGCCATTCTCCATCTCCTCCAACTTTTTCTCAGCTTCTTCACGGGTGGCAAATACTGTCGAATCCCAAAAATACAACATTCCTAAAACAAAAATTTTTTCAAAAATAATAGGATTTTGTTTATCTCTCGTAGAAATCCAATAGACTTTAGAACCTAATGGTACCGGCAATCTAACAAGCAAGCCATGTTCTTCAAGGTCTTCATATTCGGCAAGCTTTTGCGCCGCTGAAATGTAATCGTGCTGTTTAACCCAGACATCTGATTCTCCGTCTGGTGTAATATCATATCTTTCTGTTAATCTCTCCATCTATTTCACCTCTCTAAGCCAGTCCTGGAATTCTTTCATGCAATCAGGACATAAATCCAGAGCATTATGTGTGAAATATCTTCCACGACTATCCAGATTTAATACCATGATCCCATTAGGATTTTTTCTATCGTTTTTAGAATTGTACTGCTCATACAGCTTTCCACATCTATCACATTTCTTTGCACATGCCATTAATCCATTCCTCCTGTAATCTCATCAATACAATCATTCCAACCAATCTTATAGCTCGGCAGTTTGCCTACTGCTTTGAAATACTTGCCGTTATAAAGCCCAGTTAGTTTCATTCTCTCTGGCAATGGCTTCAGCGGACACCAATCAGGTCTAATACTCAAATCTGCAATATCTCTATTGTTTACTCTACAGAACGGGTGATTCACTCCACTGCGTAAAATGCATAAAGCACAATATTTTGGCGTATCTATCACTAATACTGATTTACTCATCTGATTCCTCCTGTAATAACTCCGGATTGTCGAAAATGTTGCCAACTACTTCCATTTCACACCTGTCGATATAATCTTTGGTCAGTGGCATTGACCAGCAGAATGGTTCACATCTGCTGACTGTATCTGTCGGAATAATCTCATAATGCCATCCGATAACTTTGTCTACAATGGTTCCGGTTTCAATATTTCTTACACCAAATTCTCCAAATGCCGCTTTTGCAAGGTCTTCTGGGTTTCCATGGCACATCAAAATGTCATTTTTCCAAATCTTCTTCCCGTTCTTATCGCAACGTCCTGTGGACCGGCAGAGGGTTTCTGGATCAATTTCCGCATATTCCCACACATTATAACTATCAGCGTGGAAGATTAAATGTTCTTCATTGCCTAAAAGGTCATATCTTTTCTGATAATATCCCTCGATCCATTTTCCATTATCTTTACGTTTTGCCTTGAAAAGATTTTCTCTCATTCAACTCCACCCTCCTCTACTTGTCCCGATTCTTCTAGCCAGTTTTCGACACATGGAAGACAAATATAACAACTGCACCAACCTTGTCCTTCTACTATTGCTTTTTGGTTTAACATTCTTTCGCCTTTAGGTATCTGCTTTTCGCATACGCAGCATAAATGAGAAGTCCTTATTTTTACGACTTTTTCTGTTAGATTGGATTCCGAACCATCCATGTCTCCTGCAAATATCTGGCTGTCAATATACATCTCTTCTGGATATTTCATTCAACTCCACCCTCCTTCACGATTTCGATTGCCCTGTCCAATGCGTTTCCTACATTTTCATAAGCAATATCGTGCTTTTTATCTCCTGTGTTTGCAATTGTTAAGAAGTATCTCATTTTTAATTGTTCTAACTGCTCCACAACCTTATCCACATCAAAAACTGTCAGCTGTCTATTAACGCAATCAATAAACTCTTTCTGGTCAGAACTAATACTATTTCCAATATCCCATATTTTAATATATTCAATTAAGTCGTCCGCATCAATTAGTCTGCTCATATTCTATTCTCCTAACTGTTTTAAAATTTCTTTTGCAATTCTATTGCTTTCCTGCATGGAAACTCCCCATCCATTATATTTTCTGTGGCATTCATCACAGCTCCATTCATCACTATCGCTTTCTTTAATTTCACTACTGAATCTGCAATTATCACAATACATGTGGTCGAGAGCGTTATAAATGATGTTTGCAATATCATTTTGCGAATCTTTCATTTTAACTGTCGGTTGCTCGTCAATCACTTCCATGAGTGTTTTCTTTCCTCGCAAGTACTCTTTTATTAGTGCTTCTTTTAACTTATTTACATCAACCAGTCTGCTCATCTTTCATCCTCCCACACTCCCAATAACCTCATTCTCTCATACAGTACAGCGACGGTCTTGCGTCTGTATCCGTAGAAGTCCTTTGGGTTCATCGGGATATATCTTTCTCTGCTGATTTTCCTGTAACTTTTCCGGTGCAGGATATTGTCAATAACCATATCCGCTATCACCGTGTTTTTCGGGCAAGCTGACAAGGCGGCACCGGAAAGCAGGTATCCGTACTCTGCCGGAAAGTCTTTCAGCATCGTATTCAGTTTTTTAACATCCTCTACCGGAATACCGTAGTCTTTCAGTTTCTTGTTCCTTGTCAGCATACCGTTCTCCTTTCTATTCGTCTGGATGATGCTTATCGTACATGATCGCTACACATATAATGCCGGTCACTCCGAATATGATTCCAATGGTGAATCCTAATAAGAATGTAATCATGATCTGCCCTCCTTATATGGTTCTGGAAGCGATCTCCATGCCACAACGTCTGTCCAATCAATTTTATTTTTACAATCTGTGCATTCTGCAAAAACCCACTCTTTTTCGTGCGTCCAGTATGCCATCCAGCAAAATCTGCCATCTGTAACTAAATAGCATTCCTCATAATCCCTTTTGATTTCAGGTAATCTCTCACTGACAGGAATCCAACCATTTTCTTTCTCGTCCTGTTCCAGATCCTCTTGAAGCTGTTCTATCATTTCTAGAAAATCTCTAGTAGTAACCAATTTGTATCTATTTGCAATATCTTGCATCCAATCATGATAACTGGACAATCTGTCTTTGATATGGCTCATATTATTCCATTCTTTCTCAATGTCCGCTTCTTACCATGCAAAACAGCAGTTCTGTCATGGATCTTTTTCTTGATCCATTGTGGTTACACTTTATAGCAACCGATAATTTCCATTTTTCCACATCCCCATCTAGTGGTGTTGGGTTTTCGAATTCTTCGGAAACATCTCTCTGATACGGAACTGCAACCATTACTCCCATGTTGCCTATTTCCGCGTAACATTCCGGAAAATTCTCACGTATATGTTGGGCAAATTTTCCATTTTTTAAATCAGGTAAAATCTCTTTGTAGCACTCCATTGTTGTCACAAGGTAGTTTTTTTCGCCAATAAAATTTAATCCATTTCCGCTGTAAATATCCTCTTTGCAACTTTTGATTTCATAGCATGCAAATATTCCTTTTTCGATTGCTGAGATAGAACACTGATTTTCCGGAATAAATTGCATGTAATCTACTCTTCTTGGCTTTCCTGCTGCGTAGCCATAATCAAGGCTTACTTCTCTAGCCCAGTATTTACCTGGACCAGAAAAACGGCTTTTTTCCAACAATCTGCTAAGAAATTTTGTTATTTCAGATCTTTTCATACTTCCACCTCCTCATAAGTTTCTCTGAATATATCTGGCTTACACGGATAAAATTCACCGTGAACACCTCTGATGATATAATCACCAATATTCGCCAGATGTTCGCCCTCAAGTGTCTTAATAACCAATCCACCCGGAACCTTCCAATGGTCAATATAGAAATTCTTACCTTCTGCCGACATGTACTGGTCTGTACAATGATAGTCCGTCAGGAAATCGAACATTTCTCGATGATTTTTACCATTCCACTGTACTGCATCAATTACAACCGGTTTCTTTCTGTACTTCATACAACCACCTCACTATCCGCTGGCATCTGAAACAGGATTGATTTTCTTATCTCATTTCCATAACCTTTTAATACAGCAATTCCATGCGCCACACTTTCTTTTGTATCATAGCTTCCTGTGTATGCTGATCCTGCCAGCCCATTGCAAACAATTTCACCAGATTTGTATTCCATGTATGCATCTTGAATCATATCCAGTACTTTCATGGCTTTTGCTTCTGAGGAGTATCCACCAAGTCTATATCTGTTTTCGTCCTCTATGCTTGAAATAATAAAACCCTCGTCATCTTTCACAATATAGGCTACAGTCAAATTACTAAAGTTTAATAAAATTGCTTTATTCTGACTTCTGATTAACATTTTGTGTCCTCCTTATTCTTACAAAAACCGCATTCAGTATTGCATTTTTTCCACTCGTCTGAATATTCTTCATATCCATCTGCTCCATTCAAATACTTGTATGCAAGCACATTCATACATCTTTCGCAGGACGTAGAAAAAACAACGAGTGCTTCCTGTAGTGTATAATCTCCGCTGTTTACCATTGCCATTATGACATCTTGATTTCCACCTCCAATATTTGTATGTAAGTCAATAAGTGGTGTAGTATCCGTTCCATAATCCCATTTTCTTCCCCATGGCTGCCACCACTTTCTTGTTTGACTACACCCACAATTAGTGCATATATGGCCTTTTAATCCATTTATCAGACCTGTATCCTTTTTCCAATATTTTCTTTTATGTTTGCACGTTTCCTTTTGATATTTACTATGTACTGTATAAATGCTTTCCGTTATTTGCAACGGGAAACAAGAATGATACGTTCTTGCCTTTTCCGGTACTTCCCGCATTAAATCTTCTTTTTGATTAATCACATTTCCATTCTCATCTTCGTACCAAATTCCTAATTTCAATTTTGCTTTATCAATATTCATTTTTCATTCTCACTTTCTCGTATAATTCAGAATATTTTTCCCATGTTTCTGGCAGTTTGGTGCAATCTGGCTCATAAGGTTGTGGATATACAGTATATCCGCACTTCGTACATTTGATTTGTGGTGGAAAGTCCCTACTCCATTCCATATTCCCACCACATTTTCTACAACGAATGTATCTCTCTACTTTCTTTGGCTTCGTTTTGAAGAACGAAGCGTAATTATTGTTTTTCATTTTCATCCTCCTTGTGATAAGTCTTATAATTTTCGCATTCTCCGCAAAAGTATTCTCCATCGAAATAATTATCTCCGTAAGACTGGCACGTATCGCATAGATTCTGGTCATACTCATCCATTTTGTTGTAAGTTTCTTCATCAATAAGAATGCCCTTCATTTTCCATCCTCACTTTCCCCATGTAAGCAACTGGCACGCTATTGTGCAGTTGGCACATGATTTTATACTCCCATTTTCTTAACCAGATTCTTATTCATCTCGTCAAATCTTACATCTGTGTTCTCTTCAATGTCCTGTATCATGCTCAGAACGCTCATTTCGCCCCTGTTTGCCATTTTGACGTACTCATTGGCAGTTTGTACGACTGTGAGTAAGCGCTTCGTAGAAAAGCCATATAAACGCCTCAGAGCCATCATCGTTGTAACGGTGTTGATCGTATTGCTCCAATCTTCGCCAACAGTAAAACCATCTTCATAAGCTTTCTGTTTCATGTCTTTAAGCTGACTCTGGCAATTCTGCATAGCTCGCCCAAATGCCTGTGCTGCCCGATTAGGAGTCTGAACAGGAAATCTGGTCTTCTTCTTGACTTTTAACTTACTACTCATTTTTCTTTTACCTTTCTGAACTTGTATCCCGTTACTCGGTACGCTCGTGGCGTTCCGGGGTTGTCCGTCTCAAGCAATCCACATTCCAGTAGCTCGCCAAAGTGGTTCTGTACAGTATGATTGGATATGCTCAGCCCTGCTGCAATGTCCGGAATGCTTGGTGGATAATCATGTTCCTTCAAGTATCTTATGATGTACAGATATATGTCTTTCCTTGTCTGGATACCTTCATAATACTTTCTTGCTGTGTTATGTGGCATTTCTATCACCTCATTCATACTTTGCATTTTCCTGTTGACACATCCGCAGCCCATTTGTAAAAGGCCAAAGACAGATATCTTGCCAAACTGTCTGGATAGATTTCATATAAATCCTCGATTTTTTTATGTAATGCATCAAAATATTCATCATCATTTTTTTACATCGTAAAATTCTTTTATTGCATTTCTGAACTCTGGACTACTGCATTGCCTTTAACTCATCTTTGGTTCTTGTAAGTATCTGCTTAACCATCTTCTCTCCTCTATCCCATTACGCTCGCAAGGAACTGTCTCTGTTCTCCTGCTGCTTTTTTCTTTCGAATACCTTCCTCTGGCATTTGTAACTCTACACAGGTCTTAATGATCCGGTCTCTGGTCCTGGTGTCCACATTCAGATTATCGGTGCTCATGTTGGAAGTGTAGATTGTAATGTTTCCGTCCTCCATACGCTTGTTGATCAGGCGGAACATTTCCTGCCGCTGCCATTCCTTGTCTGCCTGTGCGCCGATATCATCCAGAACAAGAAGTTTGCAATCCCGGTATACCTGACTGAGATCCTCTTCTCCGCGATCGCGCTTGTAGCTGTCACCAACAGCACTTATGTAGTCAGGTGCAGTCACGAAACGCATTTGCAGATCGTATTTCATCATCACCGATTTTGCCAGGCAGCACGCCAAGAAGGTTTTTCCACTTCCCGGTGTCTTACTCCACAGATACAGTCCCTTTCCTGCCATTTCCCACTTCTGGAAATGGTTCAGAAAGGTGGTGCACAAGTCTCTCAGTTTGCTCATGTCTCTCTGGTAAATATCAAAATCGAACTTGCCAAGATCTGCCTCATGGTACTCTTTTGGTACTCCGGTACGGTCCTGTGCTCTATAACCACCTTTGCACTTTGGACATCTGCGAGCATATTGAATTTCTTCTGGAAGTCCGTAATCATAGACCGTGGCATAATATGTCTCCCATCCAGTCCCATGGCACACAGGACACTCACCATAATCTGACTGAGTTAGTTGGTTCTGGTTCATCTTTTACCGCCTCTTTTCTCGCATCATAGTTTCCGTCAAGGACCTTAGCCATGTTGGTATCGCTGATCAGCCAGTCGAATGTTGCCCGCCAATTGCGCTTGTTTGCACCTTTTAGGAACTCAGAAGCCTCTGCTTTTTCAAACAAAATCCGGAAGTCCTCGCGAGTGTAACCTGCTCTTATTCTGGCATTAATAGCTTTCTTCCTTGCTTCAGACATCTTTACCAGGCGGGGATACGACCCACAAACGGAATTGTATAATTCACGAATCGTGGCATAAATGCTGTTTTCAGGAGTTCCACTCTCATAATCTCCTTTAGGAGATTTATTATATTCTTCCTTTCTTTCCTTCTTCCCTTCTTCTATTGTTGCCCCTCGACTGCCATCTGACTGCCCATCGGCTGCCATTTGACTGCCACTTGACTGATACTGATTGTAGTTTTTTACTGTAATTACGCTGAATTTAGGGTGTCTGCTGACTGCCACCTCTCCGGTATTTTCCAGATGTTTCAGTGCAGTTCTCACATTCTTTATTGTAAGTCCTGTTTCTGCCGCCATATTCTGCTGCGAAGTAACCAGTGAGCCTCTCGGCACTTCTGTTCCCTGGAAGCGGCTCGGCTTCCAGTTTGCCTTTAACAGGATATGCAGGAACAGTACCTTCGTATTGATGTCCGTGTACCATTCCCAATCAAGGATTTTTCTGCTGATCTTCACGTAGTCCATAACCAGCCTCCCATTCCCTGTATATCTTCATCCATTCATCAAACGGCATCGTAACCAGCCACTCACAATGGTTCTTCCTGTGGAACACCGCCGGAAGTTCATCCGGTTTCCGATCTCTCTTCGACTGATCTACAGCCTCATATATATTTAGTTTTTCTCTTCTCTTCACTTCAATGTGAATTCCAGGAAGACCAACTACATCCGCATCTCCGTTGGACCCACAATACTGCTGCCCTCTTCTTGCCTTGTAACCATACCCGCGAAGGATACCGGCTACTTCTCTTTCTCCGACAGCCCCTTTACTTCTACTATTCATGCGTCTCCTTTCCCCCTCAGGAAGTTATAACAGGCCACTCCCTGAGGGAAAATCGTGTGATATATCTATATGAATTTTAGTTGCACCCATATTTTTTATATATAAGCTCTTTTGGATTCCATCCGGGATAGATACAACTCATGTATTTTTCGATATATGCCAGCATATCTGGTCGTAAACCTTTTACTCCATTATCTAGGAGCTGATGGTGGTATCTACATCCGGTAACTCCATTCTGTTCGATTCCAAGTCCACCCTGTGATCGGTTGACAATATGCATAATATCAAGCTGCTTATATTGGAAATCGGATGAAGAATGCATATAAAAACCAATCTGGCAAAATATGCAGCCGTGATCTCTATCGAGAATTCTTTTGCGCGTTTTTGCATCAAACTGTAACGCTTTTGTTCTTTTGTTCATTTACACCACCTATCCCATACTGCTCAAAAAGCTTTCGTTTCTCAAATGGCGTCATAATCTCGCCGTCTGGTATTCCAGAATCCCTGCAATCTTGAATCAATCCACTAATCAAGCGTGCCATCTCCTCTGTGTCATATGTACTGGATCCTCTAAGAAGAACATACACTCTTTTAATTTCCCCATGCTTTGTGACCACTGTCTTTGGAAGCGGATTAAGATGATATTCCACCTTGTCCAAAACATCCCTTTCCGTTTCTTCTGTATCAGGAAGATAAACCGCAACCAGATTTCCGTCCACGTGTTCTATCTGACCGTAACGACGTAACATGTAGTTATGAGCCTCGTTATTCGTCCAGCCGTGGACTTTAGCAAGTTTGGTAAGCAATACCCAGTAATACGCATTTGCATCTAAGGAACGCTTATCCCTGTGCCGCTTAAGGCGTATATCCAGTTTCTCATGCTTGATGAGTTCCATTACTTCCTGAGCATTTTCATTCAGTTCCACCTGTAAGCTCCACTTTCCGGTCACGAGATCTTTCGCCAGTGATTTGATTTTTCCTGTAAATTCCATTTACGCACCACAATTTTGTTTGAAGTAGTTCAAATTTTTAGGATCTGTTATCGCTTTGATATTTCCAATAGTCAACTGGCTAATAGATGTCAGCTTATATACTTCAAGAATCTTCTTCTCATTCAGAGCGTTCTTATTCAAGTATGATCTGAGTCCAGATATATCAGTACTTGACACTTCGGAAGAACTGTCATCTGCCCGATCGTACTTGGTATGGCTTTCTTTCCAGTAAACATCTGCCCCAATGCCAAGATTCTTACATGCCACTGACAATGCATCCGTGGTTGCCATTTTGTAACACTCATCAGATACATAGACTCCGTTCCGCTCTTTTGTCGCCAACTTACTACCGCCGGTTCCGGGAATTGCCTGTGACCACTCGCCCTCGTATTTGACGTACAGTTCAATCGCCACGAAAACACATATCTCATCACCAACAGTCTCCATCCATTTCTCAACTGTTTTGTAATACCAGCCAAGACCGCAGGGGCCGAACTGCTCCGTCAAGCACTTGATGCGCCACATCGGGTTAATGTCTGTAAAACCTTTCAACCGTCCTGCCGTAATAGCTCTTTGGGCATCTTTAGGTACTTCCCGAACCTTGTTATATAACTCAAGATTTTCCATAAGCCTCTCCTACTTGATCTGGATATTCTGCGAAGTTATCAGAGTAATTCCCGGAAACTTTTCTCCGGCTTTCAGTGCTGCCTTCAGACCGACCTTGTCCGGCTTAGGCTCTGAATACTTAAGATATTCTTCTGGGACAGATGCACCCTCCGCAATATCCACGGAGCTACCACTTCTAAAAGAAATTGCTACTCTTGCAGACTTAAACTTTTCACCATCCAGATATCGTGAAAGATACTCTTTCAGTGATGCTGCTTTGCTTTCTGCGACTTTCTGCCTCTTGGCAAGATTTTCTTTTTCAGATTTCAGTGCTTCTGCATCTGACAAAAGATTCTTGATCCAGCAACCGATGTTCTCGATTTTCTGGTCTCTTTCCATCTGTAGAGATTCAAGCTTTTTGATATCTACGATTTCCCCTGTTTCCATATCTACGCAATTAAGGATTTCATTTTCGATTTCGTACAGATTCATTCTTATTTCCCTCTCTTTCTACTAATCTATAGTTGTTTGCTTGTCTTTTTATTGGCCCGGAATGTCTATGCGTAATGATTTCCAGGTATTCATCCTTTATATCTCCGTTGCCAGTGAAGTTCATAGCGGACACCTCCCGTTGATAAGCAGTTCCAAAAGGTATTTCTTCGCACCCTCAAAACTTCCAGCTTCGGACGGAAACTCGTAAAACTGGCACAATGAAAAATGCTTTACGATCTCCCCTGCATCATTAAATACATAAATATAAACTCTGGATATGTCGTCACATGCCGTATAGTCAAAATTCACATGCGCCGTTGTTTCACTTGAAACTCTCAGGCACAATTCAAATAATTCCTTAATTTTCTCCCCGTTCATTTTTTCTCCTTTTCATAAATTTCCTATCAGAATCAGGCTCATAACTGCCGCCGCCATGATTCTGTCAAGTACTCCTGACCACTCCCAACACGGTAGGAACGTTGCCAGAATTCCTATAGTGATCGCCATAAGTATTTCCCTTACGCGAACCTTATTCATTTTTCAATTCCTCCCAGAATCCATGCAAGATTGCTTGCCACCAGTGCGGCTGCTGTTACAATCCATGCTGTGAACCACTTTCTTGATTTCTTCTTGCTTTCCTCAACGATTTCGGTTGCAAGTGCTACTTCGATATCAGCCCATGTTGGCTGGCTTTCACTTTTAATTTCACTCATATCGTGCTAATTTCTCCTTATTTATCATTATTTGTCTTTACAATTAGCAGATAGAGAACTATAATGTATCTATCCACTAAGGTGCTTTAGTGGGTGCAAAGCTCCGGGGTGGAGGCTCCAACTCCCTCCGGGGCACTCACTTATTAAGAGCAGCTTTGCCTTTCCAGACATGACCAGTTACTTCATAGACTTTCCTAGGGCTTATGATGTATGTGATCCTGCCACCGGAAAGGCTTTTTGCTGGCTTGTTATTCTGGATAGCAGTCCCGATCGGCAGCCATCCGTATACAATTCCTGCTCGGATTGATGTTGCAGGGAGTCCGATCAACTGACTTGCATCAGATACGCTCATACTCTCTGATGAGAACTCTGGCATTTGTGGAATGCCTGATATAATTCTTGCGACTTCTGCGGCGAACTGATGGACTTCTGCATTTTCTTTGATGTAAGTATCAACTTCGCTCATTTTATGCTCCTTTCTACTCGATACACATCTGAGCATTGCAGTCCCTGATACACATTACTGTATTTGTGCATGGATGCCAGTTCTTGACATATTCCGTGGCTTCTGCAAATCTCAGCTTCGGGATATTATTTCTGGCATTTACATCGAAATAAGTCTTTATGTCCCTGTTACACTCTGCAAATACTTTCTTTCCGATTTCTTTGTAAGCATTCGACTCTTTTCCGCCCAGATGAGCAATGACAATGCTCGATACCAGATCACCAATGTATTTCTGCTGACCGTAATCAATGGTCATGGTGTTCTCAAGTTTCTCGATTCGTTCTTCGTGATTCTGATTGCCAAGAGCCAGAAGCTGAATCTGTTCTGCTATGGTCATTGGTTTCTGATAAGAACCTGTCTTTCGAATTGTTGGAAGAACTTCATCCATAACCCACGCTTCGAATTTCTCTGCCGATGGAAGCTTCGACTTCATAATCAATCGGTACAAATCTCCCTCATTTATGTATGACATCAGCTGAACGCCGCTAGATGTAGGGGTGTCGTGTTTTACGACTCCCTTGCAATGCCTTGATACGGCATCTCTGGGATTGTTATACCCAAGAGCTTTTGCAACATCAGTTCCAACAAAATACGGTTTCCCGTCAATTTCTATTGTTCGAATTTCTCCGAATTCCCCTGAATTAAAAATCTGTAATTCGTTCATAAGTCTCCTTTCTTGTGGTATACTCCCAGTAGATGGGAGGTGTTCATTTGATAACAAGATATCAATATAAAATATTGAAAAAAGCTTTAAGAAATTGTGGATTTACTCCTGGTAATCAGCGTGAAGCAGATGCTTGCAGATACCTTTTCAGTAAAAAGTGCTTTATGCGTTCAAGGTCGCAAGAGCACACATATGAAATCACACAAGCGGGTGAAGTCGCCATGAAAGCATATTTTCAAGATATATCCAGATTTTGGATAACAACTGTTCTGTCAATCATTGCGCTGATAACGGGTATTTTTTCAATTTCTATACAATCAGAGCAACTATTGCAATTATTAGAGAAATTATTGAGATAATTGCTAAAACGCGTGTGCAGATGGATAACGATTTCACATATCGTGAATATATTCCGAACTGCTCTTTCAGATATTCGTTATCTGTCTGCTCACTCGGAATTTCTTCAGGCATCTTCAAGTCGCCTTTTTCCCCTGTCAGAACAGCTTTTTTAATCTTGTCTGTCTCATATTGCAAATCCAGAACAAATTTCCAAAGCTCTCCAAAGGACTCTTCGACTTTGTTTTTGTATCTGCTCAACTTTTTTCGCTTCCTTTCTAGTTAAGAACTTGCAGATGGTTCTAATCCACCTACTTGCTTTCCGGAATCTTCGGTTCAAGAAACTTATCGGTTCCAACAGATAATGCTCCGCAAATTAATTCGTATTCATCAAAATCTAATCTGCGATTTCCATTGAGAGAAAGATTGAGCTTCTGAACGGGAATACCGGTTTTGTTGGCAACAAATGTCTGTGTTATGTCGTTACTTTCAAGGTATGACTTGATTTTCTTACCAACGCACATTTTTCATTTCTCCTTTCTGCTGATAAAATTTCGTGTTATACTCTCCTTCGGAAAGGAGGTGTAATAATGACCTATAAAGCCAAAGAACTTCTTGTAAAAATGGCTAATGAGTATGATGCTTCTGGACATACTTCTTTTGATTCTGATTTCTATATAGCTTTCCCAGATAGCACTATTACTGAATTAGAAAACAACGGCTGCATCACCATTGTAAATGACATTGTTGGAAGCATTTGTCTTACAGAATATGGCTATCAAGAATCAAAGAAGTAATTTCCAAGGGCTACATGA